CAGCATTCGCAGGCGGCGAAGAAAAACAAGTTTGCACAGATGTAAAAGATGCCAAAGGCAATGTAGTTAAAAAAGCCGACGGTAGTGCAAAGCAAACTTGCAAGACTATCAAAACACACAAGAAAGTCGAAGGTGATGCAGTACCAGACGGCAAGAAGAAATAAAAGGAACTAGTATGCCACAATATTCAGGAAATCTAACCAACACTCCATTAGCCAATAACTTTAACAGAAGCCGTGATGCCATGAGCTCATACGGCACACGTACTTTGATGTTTTATCACATTACTATCACGGGTTACAACATTGACGCTGAACCTGGTTGGAAAGTGGAGCAGAAAGACGTAGAGCCCGGCAATCCAGATTACTATACTAACATTGGCGACAGCCCATATCGTACCGACAGTGAAGAAAGTTACTTGGAAAGCCCAAAGAGTATTGAGTATCCAATACTACGTGGCATCGCCCAAATAGGCGAAATCATGCTTAACGGAGAATTTACTGGCACATCAAGTGGAGGCGGCCATACATATGTCACAGTGGCTTTGAGTATGGACACAGTTGCGGATGGTCACTATCAGTACTTCGCCAGTAATAGCAAGCGTATCAGTGACGCTATTAAGGAAAGCATTGCAGGGTTTGCTCCAAATGCTACCGTTACAGTTGTGCCCAAATTTTTAAGCGGATTAGGTTTTTCAAGTTGGAGTACACCACAGGGTTCTAACGGTTAACGACAAACCAAACTCTTGACAGGCTCCGTTTAAAATAGTATAATTAATACTATTACTGGAGCCTTTTTTACGACTATGACTGATTATTACCAAACACTAGGTGTTGGCGAAAATGCCAGCCCAGATGAAATTAAAAAAGCATACCGAAGCTTGGCCAATAAACACCACCCGGACAAAGGCGGTGATCAAGCCCGATTCAAGGATATTAGTGCCGCTTACGAAAATTTAAGCGACCCACAGAAGAAAGCCGAATACGATCAACAACGAAGGTACGGTGGCGGCCCGCAAGTTCATTTCACAACAGGTGGTGCAAATCCATTTGGTGGAGCATTTGATCCATTTGCTGCAATGTTTAATGCACAAGGACCATTTGGTCATATGTTTGGCGGAGCACACGGACATCCTCATATGAGAAGAAATAGAGATTTAAATATACAATGTGCAATAACATTATTGGATTCGTATACAGGCAAACAATTAGAGGCAAATTTTCAACTGCCAAGTGGGCGGAATCAATCCGTGATGATTACTGTACCTGCTGGAATTACCAACGGTGATACAATTCGATACAATGGATTAGGAGACGATAGTGTTCCCGGTGCACCTAGAGGAAATTTAAATGTAACTGTTATAGTACATGCTGATGTGAATTTTGAAAGGCGCGGTGACGATCTATACACTAACGTAGAAATTTCTCCTATTGAAGCCATAATTGGTTGCAAAAAAACTGTTAGTAATATAACAGGCGAACGTATGGAAATTGAAGTTCGTCCCGGAGTTGAATCTGGTGTTGAGTTTGCCAGCAACGGTAACGGATTTACCAATGTCAATAACCAACGTAGAGGAAAATTTGTAACAGTAGTTAAAATCAAAACACCAAGAATTACTAACTTAGATATTATAGAAGAGTTGAGAATGCTTAACGAAAAAATTAAAAACAATTCAGTCTAATACAATTGACTATTAGTATTTTTTTGTATATAATAAGATAACAATTAAACAGAGGATTTATAATGGTCGAACCGAGTGATAACCTTCAGGCAGTATTTGAAAAAGCAATAGATACAGCCAAAAAACTACATCACGAATATTTAACAATAGAACATTTATTGTTTGCAATGTTATCAGATTCAGCATTTACCGATACCCTACAAGGGTACGGAGCAGATGCTGTAGCATTGAAAAGTAACTTAACAGATTACATACAGAACAAATGTGAAGAAATTACAGTCACAGATGTTGTAGTTAAACCAAAGAAAACTCAAAGTGTAGAACGTGTGCTTAATCGTGCATTTACTCAAGTGCTGTTCAACGGCCGGCAACGAATTGAACCAACAGATATCATGTTGAGTATGATGGCTGAAAAGCGTAGCTGGGCACATTTTTACATCATGCAAGCTAACATTGATAAAGATAAATTTAACGATTATTTGAATAACAGCACTAATGAACAAGAAGATGAATCGCCAACTGACTCACAAGGCGAGAAAGCCTTAAAAGCATTTACAAGTAATCTAAATGATCTTGTTGAAAAACAAAAAGTAGATCCAGTAATTGGGCGCATTGATGAACTGGAAAATATTGCGCTGGCGTTAGGTCGACGTAGTAAGAATAATGTAATCCTTGTAGGAGATCCAGGCGTAGGAAAAACTGCTATAGCAGAAGGTCTTGCGTTTAATATCGTTAATGGTGCAGTTCCAGATTTCCTTAAAGAATACAAAGTATACAGCTTAGACATTAGTGCTATGCTGGCTGGCAGCAAGTATCGTGGAGACTTTGAAGAACGATTTAAACTTGTCATTAAAGCCTTGCAAAAGAAAGGCAAGACTGTGCTGTTTATTGACGAAGCACACATGATTAGCGGTGCTGGCTCTGCGGGAAATAGTGCCAACGATCTTGCTAACATGATGAAACCGGCATTGAGCAAAGGTAACATCAAAGTTATTGCCAGTACCACATGGGAAGAATATCGCAAGCATTTTGAAAAGGATCGTGCGTTGATGCGTCGTTTCCAACGCATTACTGTCGACGAGCCCACTATGGAAGTTACTCGACAAATACTCAAAGGTATTAAGAAATACTATGAAGGATTCCACAAAGTTAAAATCCGTGACGATGCCATTGATGCAGCTATTAAGTTGAGTGTTAAGTATCAAACAGATAAGAAGCTTCCAGACAAGGCTATTGATTTAATTGATGTAGCATGTAGTCGTTTTAATCTCAAACTTGCAGACGAACGTATCATTGGTGAGCGCGAAGTTCAATACGAACTTGCCAAGATGATTCAGATGCCTGAAGAAAAGATTATGGAGACCGAATCCAGCAATCTTGCAACACTACAAGATAATCTGCAAAAAGAAGTTTATGGACAAGACCTTGCTGTTACAGAAATTGTGGATAAAATCATGGTTGCTCAAGCTGGGCTCAAAAGCGAAGGCAAACCTATTGGATCATTTGTGTTCATGGGGCCTACTGGTTGCGGTAAGACCGAAACTGCCAAGTCGCTGGCCAAGCACTTGGGTGTCAAGTTGTTACGCTTTGACATGTCAGAATATCAAGAGAAGCATAGCATCTCCAAGCTAATTGGTAGCCCTCCAGGTTACGTTGGGTTCGAAGAGAACGCTGGATTGTTAATTACACAGATTCAAGAAAATCCAAACGCTGTAGTGTTGTTTGACGAAGTTGAAAAATCGCATCCGGATGTAACATCTGTATTGTTGCAAATGATGGATAATGGATTTATTACTGGATCAAACGGGAAGCAAGCAGATTGCCGAAACATTGTATTAATTTTAACTACTAATGCTGGTGCATCTGATGCTGAAAAGAATAATATTGGATTTGGTAGTCAGGAAAAAGACTATAGCGACAAAGACTTAAAGAAATTCTTTACTCCAGAGTTCCGTAATCGCTTGGATGGTATCATTACTTTCAACAAACTTGCTAAAGAAACAATGACCAAGATTGTTGTTAAGTTTATGGATGAACTACGTGCCCAAGTTAAAGACAAAGGTATCAGAATCAAACTAGATAAGGAAAGTACTAATTGGTTAATTGCCAAGGGGTTTGATCCTAAGATGGGTGCTCGTCCATTACAACGTGTTATTGATAAAGAAATCAAGCGTCCTATGGCTAAATTGATGTTATTTGGTGCGTTGAAAAACGGAGGATCTTTGGCTATTTCTGTCAAGGATGATGCATTGGTACTACTACCTACTCCAAAAGAGATAAAGATGCCTCTACTAACTGTGGATGCACCTACGTCATTAGTCAACATAGATGCATTATAAACTTACTACGAAACTATTCCACAACCGATATCAATACAAAATAGTATCGGTATGTCCAGGTGCGGCATGGTTTCGTAGTGGTGATATAGATAAGACGTTAACTGAACTTGGGCAAGTAAAAATATTTGATACTCAAAAAAGCAGTGGGTGGCGAAGTTCTAATATTCGTTCAAAAGAAGATTTAGAATATGCAGTTAAATTAGCAACAGTAATTTCTACGTTAACAGACATTAGCATACGGGTAGAAAGCCCTTGGCTTACAATCTATAGTAACAGTAAAAACGAAATCGATGCAATTGCAAATATAGATATTGACAAAATCAAGTATATCTCAGAGCCGCCTGCTACCGGAATAAGTGTTGATACAGTCATTATGCCTAAAATGGACTTTGATTTTCGAGTTACTATAGGAAAGACTAATCAACCTAACCCTGCGTTTATTGGCTGGGCTAGCTCTAATAAAAAATGCAAATTAACTAAAAGCTGCATCAGAGAATTAGAAAAACAGCGCAGTTGGGGCGGTTCTCACTTTTATATCACAGGCAATAACAATCTGTTGCTTGCTAAGATGCATTTAGGCGGTAGTATTTCTAAAATAGAACGCATCATTAAAGCATAGTTCGTTGATAAATACTCTAAACCCAATGGAATCCCTTGGGCATGAAACTTGGGCTTAACATGCGTATACGAGAACTACTAGAAAACAATAACTTTAAAGCAGACGATTTCGTTAAGGCAACTGGCGAAAAGCGTGAAATTGACTACGACTTGGTTGAAGATTTGATACATTTCATGCATAACGATGATCATATATATCGTAGACATGTTTACCCTGTGTTAATGAAGTGTATTGACGGCATCAAAGATAAAAAATCTACACATAGCAAAATGTTTGCAGAAGCTATCAAGGAATGCTACAAACTTTATAAGAAAAAATTTCCCATACGCGAATTAGACGACGAACTAAGTGAAGATACTTGTAAACAGGCTTGCACAAAAATGTATGAAGAAGTTAAAGAACATATATCTGCCGGAAAATACAAGGATTAAAAATGTTACTACGTGAATTGTTTAGGACCATTAAAACGCCCTTGTTAGAAGGTGGCGGGAACATCTGGCCTGAAACTGTTGAGTTTTATCCAACTCCTGAGTTAGTGCAGGCATTATTGCATCAAGTTAAAAGTTATTTGAACAAAGCTGGCTTTCCACTACATTTACAAGGAAGCGGTGCAAATCAAGATCCGCAACCTGAACATAAGACTGGAGATTTAGATGTTTCAGTTGATATGGATCAAGTTAAACAGTATTTTAAAATTCCAAGTAGTAAAAAATTAGCAGATGACGACAAAACTGCTAGAGTGGCCCTTGAACAATTTTTATTAGATAATGGCGTACCAGCAACTTATAAAGCTGGTGTAACTGTACACATTAAGTTTCCATATCAAAATCAATTTTATCAGTGTGATATTAAAGTTGTACGCAAAGCTGAGAAAGTTAGCAAATTCCACCAACACGCCATTCCTCGAGGTAGCCCTTACAAGGGTGTACACAAACAAGTGGTACTGAGTGCGTTGGCTAGTGCTAAAAATATGTTGTGGTCGCCGGATGAAGGGCTATATGCTAGAGATGCCAATAGAAAGAAAGCAGATTTAGTAACAGACGATTGGGATAAAGTTGCTCAAGTATTGCTAGGTCCAGGACACACTGGTGCAAATCTTGGTAGTGCGGAAAGTATCATGGCCGCTATTAAAGATCCTGCTCTTAAGAAACAAGTACACGATGCAGCTGTAACTGGTGCAAGCTGGACAGCTACTCCATTGCGTGGTCCTGCTACTCCATTATTAGAAGCAACTGCGCCAACAGTTGGTCGCAAATATCAACACATTGAAGATTTAGTTTTTACTAATGGAAGTGTGGGTGGTTTACATGCAGTTGAAAGACTACGACATATGACCACTAAAGGTAAAGGTATAGAATTAAAGTGGGATGGCAGTCCTGTTGTTTATTGGGGCAGAGATGAACACGGTGTGTTCCATATGTTTCCAAAGAATGCCTGGGATTACATGAAGCGTGGGACCACTCACACCAAGAGCGGTGTCACTACCATGATGAATGATCCAGACGATGTAGCTATGTTTGTGTTGGGCACAGGCAATGCACAACCTGGACAAGAAGATCAGCGTCGCGCATTTGCGCAAGGACTTGCAGACCTGTGGCCGTACTTTGAAAGTATCAGTCCTAAATCGGGATATATCGAAGGCGGTATATTATTCAGTCCTCTTGCGCCAGCAAGATTGAATGCTAGTACTAACGAATACGATTTTACTCCTAATATAACAAGTTTCCATATTCCGGCAGGTAGTGCATTAGGTAAAAAAATTGCCAAAGCAAAAGTTATGGTTGCTGCAACAGGTTTTTATACCCATATCGGTGCAGACGAAACACGTTATCCAAATGCCGAGAAATTATCCACAGCAGATATTATTGTACAAGGCACAACTTATGTTGAGCATGCTCCTAAGGCAGATGAAGCGGGATTAAAACACGCTGAAGCATATATTAAACAAAACAAATCTGCTATTGATAGTTTTGTTGCAGGACAACCTGGATTAAGCAAACCCGGTGATGTGTTATATAGTTTCTTCAATCAAAACTTACGCATAGAAGGTGTTAAACAGAAGTTTGAGCAATGGGCTACAGCAAAACTAAGCAATACACAGGCACAAAAAGTATTGAGTCATCCTGGTTTAGATGCTATATTAACAGCCGTTGAATTACTAACTCATGAAAAGATGAAAGTAATTGGTGCATTAAGTTCAGGAACGCATGGCGGTATCCGTCAAACCAAACCAGAAGGCTATGTACAAGCACATCCCGGCGGCAAGTTTAAAAACGATTTACCTGGACAGTTTGTTAAAACTATTGATCAAGCCAACTGGGCTCCAAGGAAAGATAATGTTACTACGTGAATTTCTTAATCGCACTGGAGAAGGCAAAGCTGCTGTAGTTGGTTGGGGGCGTGGCATGGGTCACAAAGGTCATATGTATTTGGCCAGTAGTGTTATTACACAGGCCAAAGATCACGGAGCAGATCCTTATTTTGTTGTTAGTCGTACAGTGGGTAAAGACGATCCAATTACACCATCAGAAAAATTAGCAATATATAAAAAAGTATTTCCTAAGCACGGTCATATTTTTCATACCGCAACAGACGAAATGCCCGACTTGACTCGAGTATTAGTACAACTAAGTGAACACGGTTACACCGATGTTACAGTTGTAGTAGGCGCTGATCAAGTTAATGGACTAAGTTATGTTAAAAATTATAACGGTAAACCAGATAAAGCTGGTAACATTCCTTTTAGTTTTAATAGTTTAAATGTTATTGCCCGTCAAGAAACCAACGATCCAAGTCGCGAAGAAGAAGGTCCACGTGCCACTCCAATGAGGGCTATATTACAAGACCCTGATGCAAGTGAAGATGAAAAATTCCAAGCGTGGCGTGATGCAATGAGTCCCGAATTAAGTGACGACGAAGTACTAGACCTAATGCATAAAGCACAGCAACGTATGTCCGATCCAGAGTTTGGTAAAGCGCCTAAGAAACCTAAGAAAGAAAAAGTAGCAGAGAATCCAATTAAATATGCTAACAGGATAATAAGAGAAATGAGAGCACATCAATTTATTAACGAACACGGCGGAACTCAGGGCATACATGATCATCATAAAGCTGCCATTAAAAATGCTACTACATTTCCTAGCATGAATCAAAGTACAGGTAGTGCTTATATGGGATACAGGCTCGGTATTGCGCTAGCAGGTGCTCCAGATTATCCTACAAAAATAGAAGCAGATAACTGGATCGGAGGAGACCCGTTACTGGCTCCGTACACTGAAGAAGAAAATGAAATGATTGATGCTGCTGCAAAACAAGTGGGTGGTGGCAAGCGACAGACTTGGAGTAATAATCGTAGTTTAGAAACTGCAGATGTTAATAAAACCAGTTCAGTAGCAAAACCTAAAAAGAACAAGTACGGAGTTTAACGTGGACGAGAAATATCATTTAGCACTAAAGACAGCCTTTGCTAGCGAATTTAGTTTTTATCTAAAGGCACACAATTTCCATTGGAATGTAGAAGGCCCGTTGTTTGCGCAATTACACGAATTATTTCAAACTATTTACGAAGAAGTATATGGTGCTATTGATCCGTTTGCAGAACATCTTCGCGCTTTACAAGTTTATACACCAGCTAGTTTACAAAAATTCAGCATGCTAACCACTGTGAAAGATGAAAATGAAGTGCCAGCCTGGAGCGGTATGTTACAAGAACTATTAGCAGATAGTGACAAGATGGCTAATATATTCCGTATAACTTTTGACATGGCTGAACAAGCCGGTGATCACGGACTAAGTAATTTTTTAGCTGATCGTCAAGATGCACATAAAAAGCACAGTTGGATGCTGAGGTCAAGTTTAAAATAATGGATGAACTGGCACGTCTTAAGAAGTTGGCTGGCGTTAACGAATTTAAAGGTCTGCAACCTTACGAGCTAGACGGAATTAACATAAGTGTTACTGGCACTGAAAAAGCCAAGTTGATGCGGGAACATAATATCAAACCTGGAACTCCAGAATGGTTTCAGTTATGGTTTAGTAAACCGTACTTAACAGGTGAAAAGCCTGTGGGGAAATAAAATGAAAATTAAAGAACTTTTAGAAGGTAGACACGGATACGATGATAGCGGTATGAGTCTATCTCCAGGCAACGACGAAGGCCCTGACAGTTGGGATTACAGTGCCGCACACGATATAATCGGTGCTGGAGACCCGCGCAAGCATCGTCAGCAACAACATTATCAAGCAGATGTTCCGCACGATGTTCATATTAACGGACGTAAATGGAAAACATTTAGTTCAAAAAGTCATGCAGAAAATGTTGCTAGAAAGCTAGCGGCCAATGGCAAGCAAGTTCATGTAGCTAGATCTTTAGAAGAAACAGCAAGTGCAGGTGCTATTAGTACAGGTAGTTTGGGCGGAACTCTTGAGAATCCAGCGGCAGTTACCCTTGGAAAAGCCAAGGGCAAGAAGAGTTTTATTGGAAGTCCTGGTAAATCGGGCACTAAAGCTCCTCCACAACCCAAAGTAGTACAGCCTAAAAAGAAAGACGGAACCGCAGTTAACGGCCTTGATATGAAGGGAAAGAATATTTTTGGCCAGGCGAAAGAGTCAGCAGTAATTAAAAGACGCTAAATATATAAAGATAACGGAGTATACTCATGCCAGGATTAGACAACATGGAACCAGCAATGGACCAACAACCAGAAGGTGAAGTAATCGGTACACACGGCGGCACAGACCGTGAAGGCGCTATGGCCAAAGCTGATTTATTCAAACTAGCCAATTATTCACACAAGCTATACCAACAAATGAACGACGAAGATCAGTTGGAAGCATGGGTGCAAGCAAAGATTACCAAAGCTGCCGATTATATTGCGTCAGTTTATCACTATTTAGAATACGAAATGAAGTTTAGCGAATACGGACATCATTTAGATAATAGTGACACTTTAAGCGAAGGACAAAAAATGAAGATCAAAGAACTATTATCAGAAGCTAAAGACAAGATGAAAGATCTTAAAAAGTCCCAAGCTGAAAAAATGAAAGACAAAAAGAAAGTAGACGAAAATCGTCTAGAGCCGCACGATGAAAGTTGCGAAGTGTGTGGCGGTAGTGGAGTGAAATCAGTTCCTGGCAGAACAGCTCATCCCGCTAAAGCTGGGCAAATTGAAAAGTACTCAAAATTCCGTAAAGCAATTAAAGCAATTGCCGGTGATAAAAACGGTGACGGTGTAGTAGATGAAAAAGATAAAGAAATTGACGAAGATTTTGAATCTTTAAAGAAAACCGGTGACAGTACTAAAACTCACAAGGGCAATGTAGTAACCAAAACTGATAAAGGTATTGAACACACTCGTCCAGCATCAACATACTCAGACGGTGGCGACGATATTGCTTCAAATGCCAAATCTGGTAAGGGTGTTAAGAGTCATGCTAAAGGTGAAACTGCTGCTGAAAAGAAAGCAAAAGCACCTGCACAAAAGCAAAGTCCCAAGAGTGCTAAAACTTGGGGCATGAAAGACAGTGAGAAGTTTGACAACAGAGATGGTGCTCCTGCTAAACCAAAGAAAGAAAAAGAAGTTGACGAGACTTATGGTAAAGGTGTTTACGAAGCTAAGAAAGCCAAGAAAGATTATGACGGTGACGGCAAAGTTGAAAGTGGCAAAGATGAATACTTAGGTAGCCGTATTGCTGCAGCCAAAAAAGCTGGCAAGTTGAAAGAAGGACAAAAATGCAATCACACTGCTAAAGGTAAGTCATGCCCAGTTCATGGTCTAAAAGAATGTAGCGGTATGTACGAAGAAAAACATGACAGTGGTAGTGATCCACTAGCCAATCGTGAAAAGTATGCGGCAAGACACGGCCAAGGTCAAGTGTACAAGCCGACGCATCCAGGCAACAAAACTGGTATGACTAAGGCACATGCGTACGATATTAATCGTGCTGGACCCAAAGGTACACTACCTAAAGAGTCTACAGGTGAAAAGTCAGCTGTAGTTAAGAAAGCCAAAGCAGGCGGCGACATTGGCAAGCCAGGCAAGAGCTTTGACAAAGTAGCTAAGTCAGCTGGTGGTGGTGAGAAGGGTAAGAAGATTGCTGCAGCTGCTATGTGGAAGAACATCAAAGAAACTACAGCTTACATTGCTGAAAAATCAAAAGCTGTTAAGCCTGACTTTTTAGATATGGACAAAGACGGCGACAAAAAAGAGCCTATGAAGAAAGCTGTCGGTGACAAAAAGAAAGAGACTGTTAAAGAGTCTACAGATTTTACACGTATGCAAGAACTATCAGGACGTTTAAATCGTACTGAAAAACCAGCATTGGTCGAGAATCGCGAAGTTGATCAAATACGTGCATTAACCAAACGTCTATTGGGTTAATACAATGGACATGAAGAATTTACTTCAAAAGTTGGATGGTGTGGCTGCTAAACCAGCGGTTGATGCCAACAGCATGAAGAAATTTCTTCGTGTAGTTAACGAGGCTGAGTTAAATCAACCGGATCCTAAATACGTAGAGTATGCACAACTTATGGCAAAGTATGATATGCTTGCCAAAGAGATGGCTCCTGATGCTAGTGGGTTAGGTGTAGAAAAAGGTGCAAGTCCAGATGCTATTGCATCTATTGATGCTATCAAAACAAAAGCTGAACAACTAGCAGGTCCTAACTTACAAGCGTGGGAACAAGCAAGACAAAAAGAAAACACTGCATCAATGGCGCAAGCTAATGCTAATCTACCAGCAATGGCTGCACAATTAGAAAATGCTCCGGCTGCACAACAATCTCCAGAACAGATAGCATACAATCAACTTAGAGCACAGCTAGACAGCACAGATGCGTTAAGAGGTGGTGCTAATACTTATGCAGACGTTAGTCCAGAAGTTACTGCATCTACAAATGCAATGCGATCTAAGTTAGCACAGATGGCTGCAGCATTAAAAGCTAAAGGCATAGACGCCGAAGCTGAATATGACGCTCCAGATCCTGCAGTTCCTGCGGTTGACCTTGCTACAAAATATGTTGACGAAGGCGCTGGCATGAGCAGGTTATTATCAATTGTCACAGACAGCGATGCAACTCGTGTGGTACAAGAAAACAGTCTAAGTAAATTTTTATCTATTGTAAATAAGAATAATGTTGGTATTCTCAATGAAGGCACTAATCCACACAAGGTCAGCTTGCCAGTTCAAATGGCCATGCAACATTATCAACAGCCTAAAGAAAAAACAAAATTAACTCATAAACCAGTTGGTCGCGAAACTACTATTGGCAAATACTTTCACAAAGTAGAAGACGAGCTTGCTAAACAAAAAGCACACAACCGTCAATTGATCAATCAATATGCCAGTACTATTGCTGAACGTGTACTGATGAAAGAATCTAAACAAGAAGAAAAAGCCGAACGTATTGCTAAACAGCAGGCACTAAAGTCTATAGACGATGAACATAAAGTTTATAAGAATTCTCCCAAGCCGCATAATATAAAGTTAAAAGAAAAGAAAATTAAAGAGAATGAAATCTCAGGTCATAGTATGGGATTCAAACCTGGTCCAGGTTCTCCCGGCACGATCCAAGAATTAAGCACTGATACACTAGCAAGCTACAAAAAGAAAGCGGGCGCGGATGCTAAAAAAGCAGACAGCGAAGGCGACTATGCTCGCGGCGACAAACGCTTCAAAGGTATTAACAAAGCCACTAACAAGCAATTTGATAATGATTTAAAGAAACACGATCAAAATCCTATTAAAGAAGCTAACGCTAAAAAACGCTCACTAAAGAATTCAAATCCTTGTTGGACGGGTTACCATCCAGTAGGTACTAAAAAGAAAAGCGGACGCACAGTACCCAACTGTGTACCTAAGGAATAAGACATGAACATTAGAGATTTACTCAACAAGATTGATAACATTGACGAAGGTGGCAATTTTTATCGTCAAGATCCCGAAGGATCAATTGCAAGAGCAAATGCAAACCTGTTACCAATGCTAGGGTTAGGTGCTGTTGGTGGCGCTTTATTGGCCAATAGAGGCAATCAGAATGCCACACAACAAGGCGGTCCGCAACAAGGAATTCCTGCACCTGGACAATCATACGGCCGCGAACAATATTACAATCAGAATAATCCACAGCGCAATAACACTCCGCAACCTGCACCGGCAGCTAATATTGCGCCAGCACCCGCAGCTACCACTAATAAAATTCCAAGAGGCAACGATGCTTTAGAAGATGCAGATATTAAAAAATTAAATGCATTAGTTGATCAATTAGAAAAGACTTTGAAAGAAGGTGTTTCTTTTGATTTTGTAAAGGGTTTAGTTGAAAGTTTTGGCTATCAATTAAATGAAGACATGGAAGTTTTTGACAAAGATGGCAGAATGATTCCAGGAACTGGAACATCAAGTACCGCACTGGCACCAAGAACTTCTGAATTAAAAGGATTACCTGGTCCCGCAACAGGTACACCTCCTCCTATTACAATTGGAGGCGCTGGTAACACTGCACAGTCTGAATTAAAAGCAAAATTACAATCAGGCAACGGTATTGCTAAACAAACATCAGGATTAGGTAAATTACCTGCTGCCGAGAAAGAAATTGCAAAAGGCTTGCAAAAAGCTGGTGTTAAAACACTTGCGCCAGATGTAGCCAAAGCAGCATTGAAAGCCGGCGGTGGCAAGATGTTGACCAAACTTATTCCAGGTGTTGGATTGGTATTTGGAACTGTGGATGCTATCAGTCGTGCCAAAGAAGGAGATTGGTTAGGTGCGGGTATGGCTGGGTTGAGTGCTGTATTAAGTCTAGGTGGCCCGCTCACAGCAGCTGCATCAATGGGTCTAGATGCTGCAAATCTTGCTCGTGATTACAAACATGGAAAATTTGGTGGAGGAGCAGAACCTTCAGCGACTCCTACAGGAACTACAACACCTGGTAGAGCAAAATCTGATCCAAAATTAGCACAATTGCAACAAATGATCGGTGCTGCGCCTGATGGCATATACGGCCCAGAAACAAAAGCAAAATTACAAGCATGGCAACAAGAACAAGGAATAGCTGCCGACGGTATGCCTGGTCCTGAAACTTACGGTGCTGCTGGACTTGCAGAAACTAAATCAATGACAGTTGCAGAAAGTATGCAACATATGCAACGTCGATTGGCGTTGATTGAAAATAAATCAATCATTAAAGAAAGTTTAGAAAAGAATTATTTTATAGATGAAAATTTCTTCATTGTTAGTGAAAGCGGTGAGTTTGTTACAGATTTAACAACCATTAGTGTAATTATCGAGTCAGCAGAAAATGGCGACGTAGTACTCGATGAAGGGTTAGTATCCGATATATTAGGCGGTGCTGCCAAGTACGGTAGCAAAGCGTGGCAGGGTGCAAAAGATTTAGTAGGTGGTGCGGTTAAAGGTTCAAAAGCGCCTGCAGCTGCAGAAAAACTGGCGGGTCGTGCTAGCACAACTGGTGCCAAGAAAGCTGGACTTAAAGCTGGTGCTGCTGTTGGACGAAATCCAGGTAAAGCTGCATTAGGAGCAGCCGCTGTTGGCGGCGGTTTAGGTTACGCTCTAACCGGCGACGAGGAGAAAAAAGATACGCCTCCACCAGTAGAAATAGGTGGTGGTGGTGGTGGAGGCAATGTTGCTGCACTTCCTAGTGAGCCAGAAAAAGCACCAGAGCCAGAAAAAGCACCAGAGCCAACAAAATCAGAGTTAACAGCTGACCAAAAAGCATTAATTGCACAAATTCGCGAAATAATGGGTCATGACTACGGTGAAGATCAAAAGTGGGATGCAGCTGTAAGTCATGCTCAAGAAGTATTAGATCGTGCTGAAGGTGCAAGTGCATTGCAATTAGCAACTGATAGAGGTCATGCATCCGGTGCAGCTAGTGCATTGGCAATGAATGCAAATAAGCCTAGATCAAATAATATTGCCGCAATGCCGGCAGACAATTCAGCTCGCGCAAATTACGATAAATTTAAACAAGATGATGCTATAGCAGCAGCTCGTGGACAAGTTAGAAAAATGACTACACCACAAGGCGGTGGAAACTTTATTGATCCTAAAGACGGCATTATTAAATACCGAGGAGATGGCGCAAACGGTGATGCAGGAACAGGTAGCATTACACCATTTAACTATGACTGGTATAAGAGTGGTCAAAATCCTGACTTCTTTAACATGTTAAAAACAGCAGGGTTGCAAGTTATTCCAGTAGAAGTAAAACAATTATTTGGTTCAGCAAAAGTAGCAGGCGTGGATCCAAACAAATTGGCTGAGATACTGGCCGATATCAAACCAGTTGTAAGAGAAAATGAAGACGAATTAACTCGCTGGCTCAAAATAGCTAGAGGTTAATTACAATGGCAGACTAGTTCTGCCATTTTCACCTCTAAAATATCATAGAGCTTGCATTTACAAGATAAGTAATGTATAATAGGCTTATAGTTAAGGAGACTTACATGTCAGGACGTAGTTACGGTGCAGAAGAAAAGGCAAAGTTGGAAAGATTGATTTCCGAGGGTAGTACAGTACTACGCGAAGTAGAAGATCTAACAGTTGGATTAAAAGAGACAGTTAAGGCAGTAGCAGAAGAACTTCAAATTAAACCCAGTATTATCAATCGTGCAATTAAAATTGCACATAAAGGTGACTGGTCAGCTCATAACGAAGATTGGGCAGAAATTGAAGCTATTTTAGATATCACTAAACGTATCTAATAAGTAATAAAGAGAAGGGTTCGCAAGCCATAAATTGCATGAAGGTATTTGTCAGCCTAAAATTGACATATGGAGAATAAATGAGCTATGTAGACGCATGGTTTGACCGCGAGAATGACGTCATTAAAGTGGTTGAACGTAACAAAAAAGGTGAACGTGAGTTCCGTGACATACCTGTCAAACACACATTCTATGTAAAAGACCCTAAGGGTAAATTTACTTCAATTTACGGTGATCCACTTACTAGGATTGTCTGTAAGAACACAAAAGAACTACGTAAAGAACAAGCCATTAACAGTGGCAAGGAAGTATTTGAAAGCGATATCAATCCAATCTTTGTTACACTAAGCGAACATTATCTCAATCAAGACGCTCCTAAACTGAATGTAGCATTTTTTGACATCGAAGTAGACTTTGATCCCGAACGTGGCTATAGCACACCAGATGATGCTTTTATGCCAATTACTTCCATTGCTGTTCACCTACAATGGTTAGAAACACTTGTGTGTTTTGCTGTGCCTCCAAAGACACTGACTTGGGAGCAAGCACAGGAATCTATTAAAGACTTTCCAAACACCATGTTGTTTAAAACAGAAGCAGAAATGTTAGATGCGTTTCTCGATCTTATTCAAGATGCAGACATATTAACTGGCTGGAATTCGGAAGGCTATGATGTTCCATACACAGTCAATCGAGTAACCAAGTCTCTAAGCAAAGACGATACAAGACGTTTTTGTTTGTTTGATCAATATCCAAAACGTCGGGAATATGAAAAGTTTGGCCGCCAATCAGTCACATACGATTTTATTGGGCGAGTACACTTGGATAGTCTCGAACTGTATCGCAAGTACACATATGAAGAACGGCACAGTTATCGACTGGACGCAATTGCCGAGTACGAGCTAGGTGAACGTAAGACACAGTACGAAGGCACACTTGATCAGCTATACAACAATGATTTTAAAACTTTTATTGAATACAACAGGCAAGATACTTCACTGTTAGATCGACTTGATAAAAAGTTAAAATTCCTAGATATTGCCAATACACTTGCGCATGAAAACACAGTATTGCTACAAACAACCATGGGTGCAGTTGCTGTTACAGAGCAAGCCATTATTAACGAAAGTCATCGCAGAGGATTTCAAGTACCTAATCGAGTTAAGAAAGACGACCGTGAAGAGAACACTGCAGCAGCTGGTGCATATGTAGCATACCCTAAAGAAGGCATTCACGATTGGATTGGCTCACTGGACATTAACTCACTGTATCCCAGTGCCATTAGAGCACTTAACATGGGGCCAGAGACAATTGTGGGACAGTTACGTCAAACTAAAACAGAAGAATTTATTGAAATGCAAATGGCTGCTAAAGGCAAGTCGTTTGCAGCAGCGTGGGAAGGTGTATTTGGATCCTTAGAATATACCTCTGTAATGGATCAAGAGATCGGAACTGATATTACTATTGATTGGGAAAACGGTGATACTGATATACTCAGTGCCGCCGAAGTATACAGACTAATATTTGAAAGTAACCAGCCTTGGATGCTTAGTGCCAACGGCACTATTTTTACACACGAAACAGAAGGTGTGATTCCTGGACTGTTAAAACGTTGGTATGCTGAACGTAAAGAGATGCAGGCCAAACTCAAAGATGCTATCAAGGCAGGTAATAAAATTGAAGAAGAATACTGGGACAAACGTCAGTTGGTTAAGAAAATTAACCTTAACAGTTTGTATGGTGCCATTCTCAACAGCGGTTGTAGATTCTTTGATAAGCGTATTGGACAATCAACTACACTAACTGGTCGTCAGATTGTCAAGCACATGGCAGGCAAAGTAAATGAAGTCATTGCCGGTGAATATGACTATCGTGGCAAAGCTATTATCTATGGCGATACAGACTCATGCTATTTTTCAGCTTATAAAACTCTTGAGAAAGACATCTTGGCAGGCAAAATTACCTGGACCAAAGAAACAGTTGTACAACTTTACGACCAAATAGCTGAAGAAGTTAATAATACATTTCCTCAGTTTATGTTGAATACATTCCATTGTCCTAAAACACGTGGGGAAGTTATCAAAGCAGGTCGTGAAATTGTTGGATCTAAGAGTCTGTTCATTACTAAGAAGCGTTATGCTGTGCTTTACTATGATAAAGAAGGCAAGCGTAGCGATATAGATGGAAAACCTGGTAAGATCAAAGCCATGGGACTAGATCTCAAGCGCAGTGACACTCCAGAATTCATTCAGAACTTTTTAAGTGATGTTCTTGAAAAAGTTCTGATGGGTAAAGCAGAACAGGAAGTGCTAGATCACATTACTGAATTTCGTATTAGATTCAAAGTCAGGCCCGGCTGGGAGAAAGGCTCGCCCAAACGTGCCAACAACATTACAGATTACCAAGCCAAGGAAGCCAAGCAAGGTAAAGCCAATATGCCAGGACATGTACGTGCAAGTATTAATTGGAATACATTGAAACGCATGTACAATGACAAGTACAGCATGGCTATTACAGACGGTGCTAAAGTTATTGTGTGTAAACTCAAACCTAATCCATTGGGATTTACATCGGTCGCATATCCTGTAGATGAGTTACGTTTGCCACAGTGGTTTAAAGAATTGCCTTTTGATCATGCTGAGATGGAACAGACTATTATTGATAATAAGTTAGATAACTTGATCGGAGTACTGAACTGGGATA